TGGAATCCAGATTATGGAGCCAACCCAAGAAATGTAGTTGCTGGCTGGCTGGACCGAAAATATGACAAGCCTTCTGCCCTAATGACAGCAATCCCCCATAATCATGGCAACCTATTTGAAGAATACACCTACTCCGGTAGCTTAGAAGCTATGGGAGATTTTCTGCTTGAGACATACAATAAATGGTCAAAGATTTATCCAATGGATGGACTTATGATTAAGGTAGCGGACGAAAAAGTTCGGCTAGTTGCCGGTAATAATGGCCAGACCAATAACTGGTCAATCGCCTGGAAGCCTCCAATCCAAGTTAAAGAAACAAAAGTTGTTAATATCGAATGGAATATTAGTCGTCTCGGCAGAGCAATTCCAACAGTTGTTTATGAATCAATCGAACTTTGTGGCACGACCAATAACCGCGTAACAGGCAATAATGCTCAGTGGATACTTGATAAAGGAATTTCTATAGATGGAATCATTTCAGTAGGTAAAGCTGGAGAAATAATTCCTAAGATTGTATCAGTAAGGAAGACAACTACTATTTCTTTGCCAACTAACTGTCCAGTATGTTCATCATTTTTAGATTTTGAAGGAGTACATCTTGTTTGTAATGGAAACAATTGCATATCAAAATCCATTGTATCCATTGCTTATTTTTACTCTCAAAAAGGTATAAAAATCGATGGAGTAGGTGAAGGCATTATAGAAAAGCTACTCCAGAATGAAAAATGTTATTCAGTTCTGTCAACTAAGCCTTGGGCCTTACTTGATCCACTTAGCTACGACCTTGTTCCAGACATCATCAATACAATCGGCGTAACAATTTATAGTAATATCGCTGAACAAGTATTCTCAATGAATAATCAATGCACAATGGCACACTTTGTCGCAGGACTTGGCTTGCCTGGACTTGCATATAAGTCCTCTTTGAGACTTTGTCAATATTTGAAGACTGGCCAGATTAACATCCACATAACTGACAATGCTAAGCGCAGCTTTATTGAAGCAGCAACTATTTATACCGAAGCAATTAAGGAAATGAAAAACTTTTCTTTCGCCCCATTACCCAGTGAAGCGAAAGCAATTTATTGTATTACCGGATCATTAAGCCAGTCACGAGAAACTATGATTGAAATTTTGAACGGTTACGGATATGAATTTTCATCTGGAGTAACGAGAGAAACAAACTACTTAGTTGTTGGAGATGATCCAGGAAGAACCAAGATAGAAAAGGCAACTCGTTACAACATACCTCAGATAACTGAGGAACAACTTTTTAACTTATTACGGTGAACAAAATGCTCAAAGAAGAATGTAAAGTAACTGCACGAATAGATAAGGATTTGTACGAACAAGTCCAGGAACACTTTCATCATGGACAGCAAACAAAACTGTTCAGGCAAATTTTCCTTTCACTGAAAAGCATCATTAATGGTGGAAAGCTGAATGAGGTTCTTGATTATATGTATAAGGGTAAGGCATTAACTTTGCCAGGAATTGAGGAGTAATTATGTCTATAGATAATGTAATAGATCCAAAACAAACAGAATTAGCATATTGGCAAGCTAGGAATTTTCCTGTATCAGAATTATTTGACTTAAGCAAAGAAGATTTAGTATTAATGATCTGCAATCTTCAAATGACTCTTGGTATGTGTGAAGAAGTTGGAGAAATAGCCCATACAGTTCTTAAAGGCACTCAAGGTATTCGTGAAGGTAAGAATGGCATTAATAAAGACCTTCTTGCTGATGGTTTTGGTGACGTTTTCATTTATGGATCTCAACTGATGACTTTAAATAAAATAGATGTATCTGATGCTATAAATACAACTATTCAACAAATACTAAAAAGAGACTGGCAAAATAATAAAGATGATGGTGAGGTTTAACTATGCCACTAATGGATCGTATTTACTGCCGGTCATTCTTAGAAATGTCTTATCCTGAGCAAGCCAGATTAATTGAACGCGTTCGGACTATGCGAACATCTGCACTGAACGCAGCACTTGTCAAGTCTCAAAAGATCACAAAGTCTGCCATGAAAAATATTTCTAAGAACTCTGGAACGAAGCGCGGAAAGAAGATGCTAGCTGACCCTACCAAGAATGCAACAGACTTGCTTGGCAAACTTTCAGCAGAGCAAATAGAATTAATCAAAAGGCAGTTTCAAAATTTAAACTAGGTTAAATTCATGCAACTCTTTCAAATAGAAGAACGTAACATCTCAGACATTATCATCAAAGATCGTGCACGATCAGCAGTAGGTGACATCTCAAGTCTAGCCGATTCAATCTCGATAGTAGGCCAGCTTCATGCGATCCTTATAGATTCGAATAACGTCCTAATTGATGGCCTGCATCGCATTGAAGCATTTAAAAAGCTTGGTAAGGAAACAATTGAAGTTCGAGTCTTCGACGGCATTACTGAAGATGATCATTTCTTAATCGAACTTCTCAGTAACATGGATCGTAAGGAGTTCTTGTGGCATGAGGAAATTGATCTCAAGTATAAGCTACATAACTATTGGGTAGATGCCGCAAGCAAGGAAAGCAAATCTTGGGGTTACAGAGAGACTGCTAAACGGCTCAAATGCAGTCTCGGTGGCTTATCTACTGACCTAGCCTTCGCAGAAGCTCTTAAAGTCTTTCCGATTCTCAAAGAACAGTCTACTAAAGGCCGAGCTAAGGAAGCATACAAAGCTCTTGGTGAACAAGCTAAGGCACTTCAACGAATGGGGAGTTTCACAGACACAGAAAAGGAACGCTTGGTTGCATTACAGAGCGGATTTATGACAGCCCCGATAAAAAATACGGTAAACCAAACTGTATTTGAGAAAACCAAGCAAGCCAAAGAAAGACTTACTGAGTTTGATGAAGATGATGAAGACCTTAATGATGGGCAAGAACCAATCAGATCTAACATCCAAGTCATTTATGTAGCTGAAAATTATAAGACTTTTCTCGATAAGATTCCAAGCAACTCTGTTGGAATGGTAGAACTCGATCCACCATACGCGATTGACTTTAACGATAACTATGGTAAGACAAACAAGATCGAATGCAAAGCTCAAGATTGGGATGAAAAAGAACTCTATGACTTCTACTTCAATTACTTGCCCCTTGTCTATGAGAAGATGCTTGACTGTAGTTGGGCTTTAGTCTGGACAGGCAAAGAACATTTCATTCAGATCAACAACATTGCAAGAGACATAGGATTTGGAGTTCAAGAACCAGGAAGCTGGAATAAAAAAGGTGGAAGTACAAATAAACCAAAAACAAGAATGGTAAGTAGTTGGGAAATGTTTTTACTTCTTTCTAAAGGAAATGCACAATTTAATACACCAAGTTTTGATTCATCAGTAATTTTATCAACTGTTCCTTCAAGTCAACGTATTCATCAGTGGGAAAAACCTATAGAGCTTTACGATCATTTCTTAAAAGCCTTAGGTAAACCTGGAACCTTATTTATGAGCCTCTTCGCTGGATCTGGTAATTGCTTGATTAGCGCGGCTAAAGAAAAAATGATGCCAGTTGGATGTGATAAGAGTCAGAAATATATTCCAGAATTTTACCAGCGGCTTGAAAATTATCTTGGGATAACTGCTGAAGTAGAAGGACTTTAATTTAAAAAAAATGTAGGCTAGGTTATGACAAAATATAAAGTAGGCCAACTATCCGAACAGAAAGCTCCCATCACGCCTGGTTCTAACTGTTGCCTACACAAAAACATCGTGCCGCTCGAAATCGGATTTGCCTCCAAGAGTTGGCCGAACGGCTATAAGAATGAGCCAAACTATAACTTTGCTATCAACATCATCAGTGCAAATGTTATTCGGGTACGTTCTTATCTTTGCTTAGATTGCAAACAAGAAATAAAGGCTCCGAATCCAGGGGCATTGACAAAGGATAGGATATAAAGTGATTTATATTTCTAAGCATAATACTAAACTAGGATCAATTCCTAGTATTTCTTTAAATCCTTTTATTACTTGTGGTGATTTAATATGTAAAGAAGATTGTTATGCAATCAATATTATAAAACATTATCCACATGTTAAACATCAATGGACACAAAATTATTTAGAATATAAATATAATTCTTCTTTATTTTTTCAGTTTATTTATAGATGGATTATAAAAAGTAAAATTAAATATTTTAGATGGCATGTAGGTGGTGAGTGTTCAGATATTAAATATTTAAAAAATGTAATTTTGATGGCTGAAAGAATTAAAAATGTAAGGTTTTTACTTTATACTAAAAGGTATGATTGGGTAGATAATATTAATATTCCAGATAATTTATCTATTATTCTTTCTATGCATCCTTATATAAAAGAACCAAGAACTAATTTACCTAAAACCTTTATTAGGGGAGATTTGAGAGCACCTAAAGAAAGTTTTATATGTAATAAATTATGTATTAATTGTCTTTATTGTTGGAATAAACCTAAAAACATTTTATTTAAAGGCCATTAAATTATGTATTTATTAATTAAGGCAGAAGATGGTAATTATTATGTAGTAAAGAAATCTGATATTCGTAGAATATATTCTGATTTTAAAGGAAAAACATGTATTTGTTTTAATGGAACTAAAAATACTCCTATTTATGTAAATGAATCAATTGAAGATTTTTTTAATATTCATTTAGCAAAATAATAAGTTCTTTTAAAGGATCTATTCTAATGATAATTCCTAGCATATCAACTACAGCAACTCCGCAGAAAGAAGGTTCTTTCGATTGCTTAGCTGTAGAGTGCGCTCCAACTGATAACATACTCACGGCCGAAATCGTTATGGTTGGCGAAGCTCCAGGAGAGATTGAAGTCCTGAAGAACGAACCATTCGTTGGTCCGACAGGATCTCAGCTTAATCGCATCTGTGCAGCCGTCAGACTCGCCAGATATAAAATCTATCTTACTAATGCTTGCAAAGCTAAGTTTCCAAAAAACAATACCGCTGTCTTATGGACTGACAAAGGCTATCGTCATCCTGACTGGAGCAAGTTGCAAGCAGCACTAATTGATGAGCTCGCCCAATTCCCTGGCAAGGTCATAATGTTGCTTGGTGCAACTCCGATGAGACTGTTGCTCGATGAACCTAAATTCGATTCAATCACAAAATATCGTGGATCATTCTACCACGCTGAAGATTTTCCTCATTTGAAAGAAAAACTGGCTGGAAAGATAATAGGTTTGTCTTATCATCCATCTTTTACCCTTCCCTATGGACAGCCCATCCATTTCTACACAATGATTGCAGACTTTACAAAAGCCTTGCGAATCATTGAAGATCCAGAATTGCTTACTGACAATGTGGAAATAAAAATCAAGCCTAGCTTTGAAGAAATTATGCAATTCTACGCATTGATTAAGACAAAGCAATATGTAGCCTTTGACATTGAAGCTACGCCAGAATTTATTACCTGCTATTCTTTGGCAGTCTATCATGATAATAAGATCCTCTCCATGTCTATCCCCCTAATGAACAACCAAGGCAACTATTGGGCAACAGGAGAAGAGATAAAAATCTGGATTGGCCTAGCAGAAATACTTAATGATGAAGCCATAGGTAAGATTTGTCAAAATGGAATGTTCGACATTATGTTTACTTTCCGCACCATGATGATTAAAACAGATAACTTTTATTTTGACACCATGCTTGCACAGCATATATGTTATACAGAACTTCCAAAGGGGCTTGATTATTTAACTTCAACTTACACTTACTATCCTTATTACAAAGACGAAGGAAAGCAATCACACCTTAAGGCCATCAAAAACTGGCCACAATACTGGACTTATAATGCCAAAGATTCAGCATACTTATTGCCAATAACTGAGAAGCTTCTTGAAGAGTTAGGCGAATTCGATTCTATGGATGCTATGGATTACACAATGAATCTTCATAAACCGCTTATGGAAATGGAGTTCAATGGTATCTTGACAGATACAGATGGAATTGAAAAGATTAAATCTGAATATGAAGTCAAACTGATTGAACTTCAAGCAGAGCTGAATAAACTCGCAGGCAAAGAGATTAATCCAGGTTCAGCGAAACAAATGGTTGCGTACTTCTACGGAACTTGTATGATCAAGCCATATGTAAATCGCAAAACTGGATCAGTCACTTGCGATACTGTAGCTTTACATAGAATTGCAAAGAAAGATGTTAAAGGTTCTGAAGAAGCTAGGATCATCATAAAGATTAGAAAGTATCAAAAGATGGTATCTACCTACTTTAATATCCAGGTCGATGATGACAAGCGGCTCCGTTGTAATCATAAAATCTCTGGTACAGTATCTGGTAGGATTGCTACAGAAAAGACATACTTTGGAACCGGGTCAAACTTGCAGAATCAGCCATATGTTTTCAAATATTATCTCATTGCTGATGAAGATTGGATTCTCTGTGAATGTGATCTTGCCAAGGCTGAGGCTCATGTAGTTGCATACCTTACTCAAGATGCCAACATGATCCAATCGTTTGAATCTGGCATTGATGTGCATAGCTTTAATGCCAGCAAGATATTCAACGTTCCAATTGAAGAAGTTATTCATGAAGCCAAAACTAAAAAGGCAGATCAAAAATCTACCATGCGTTACATGGGCAAAAAGGTAGTTCATGCCTCGAACTATGCAATGGGTCCACAGACATTCTCTGACAACCTAGCGGCTGAGGAAATTTTCAAATCTCAGTCAGAATGCAAGCGATTGCTTGATAGTTATTCTGATCGCTTTCCTGGACTGAAACGCTGGCACAGATCAATTGAAGAAGAAGTCCAAAAGAATCGTGTTCTTTACAACTTGTTTGGTAGGCCTCGCAGGTTTTTAGGTGAAATGAATGCAGCATTATTCAGGAATGCCTATAGTTACAAACCTCAATCAACCGTTGCAGAGTTGCTTAATCGTGGAATGATAAAGGTTGTTAATGATCCTCGGCTTGGCAAAGATGGATTTGATATTCGTTGTATGACAACTGTTCATGACTCGTTCGTATTCAGATTTCATAAAAGCCAAATTTCAAACTTGCCGCAGATTCTTCTTATCATTAAAGACCACTTAACCCATACATTTACTTACAAGGGCAAGAGCTTTACCATTGGCTTGGATGCTAAGATAGGTACTCAATGGGCCGGCAATACGGCTGAAATCAGTAAGTTCACTCAGGAAGACTGTGATAAAGCTATTGAGAAGATAGGTTTTTAATTAAGAGATAATAAAATGGGAAAGCCCATTCAACAATCGTATGTCGCTATTCAAGGAACCTTTTCATGTCGAGGCAATTAGATAATTGGCTATCTCACTATATGAAATATACTCAGCGAACAGAGCCACCAGAACTTTACCATCTTTGGAGCGGACTAACTGCCATTAGTTCTGCCTTGCGAAGAAAGTGCTATTGTAACTGGGGCGCACTTCGTGGGCATGTTTATCCAAACTTATTCGTATCTCTTGTCGGTCCACCTGGAGGACGGAAAGGCACAGCCATGAAAATTGCAAAGAGCTTTGTACAAAAATTAGATGTTAATATCGGAGCAGATTCGCTAGGCTCAACTCAGGCACTTTACAAAGAACTCATGGACAGCGAAGATACTTATGTTGACCATGCTGGGCTTACTCGCAAGCATAAGAGCGTATCAATCTGGTCAGAAGAATTCCAGGTTTTCTTGAACGACAGAGACCAAATGCTCCTAGCATCCCTGACTGACCTGTTTGATTGTGCAGATACTTGGAAATATAAAACCCTAGCAAGAAAGACTGAAGACATATCCAATTGCTGGCTAACGCTCTTTGGTTGCATAACTCCTAGTCTTTTGCAATCTAAGCTGAGTCAAGATGCAGTTGGCGGAGGCCTAATCTCTCGTATTATTTTCGTAGTTGGCCAGGGTCCCAAGCAAAGAAGAGCCTTGCAGTTTTTGACTGAAGAGGAGGAAGATACACAAAAGAATTTAGAAAATGACTTACAGGAAATTGCAAACTTATCCGGACAATTCACACTAAGTAAGGATTTTCTCAAAACTTATGTCCGCTGGTATGAGCAAGATTATGACGAGTCAGGTGTGCCAAGCGAGCGATTCTTAGGTTATAATCATAGACGGCCACTTCATTTGAATAAGGTCTGTATGCTTGTCTGTGCTGCTGAATCTGACAACATGATAATCACGGCTGAACATTTTGAGCAAGCCTTAGCTATAATGCAAGCAACAGAACTTGAAATGCCAAACGCTTTTTATGGACTTGGATTATCCAGTCAGGCTAACATCTATGCAAAGATACTTTCATTCATTGATGCTCACGAATCTTTTGAGTGGACAGAATTGGTTAGAAATTTCCACCTAGATGTAGACAACATCCCTCAGTTACGTGGATATGTTGAAATGGCTGAACAGTCTGGGATACTCAAAGCAGAGAATTCTGCCACAACTTGCATGTACACCACTATTAGGAAGAAACAAAAGATTCGTGATCCAACATATCTTGACAGAACAGTATTTAGATTGATGGACAGAAATATTATTAAAAATCAAATGGAGAAAAACTAAATGACACCAGCTACAAAAGTACTCTTTTTTGACACCGAAACTTCAGATTTTATTAAAAAAGCTCTTCCAGCTAACGATCCCGAGCAAGCATGGACAGTACAGATTGGAGCAATTCTTGCCAGCCAAGAAGAAGAATTTGATCAAATGAATGTAATCATCAAAAGTAATGGCAGGTCAATGAATTATTATGCTCAAGAAGTACATGGCATCACCATTGAGCGAGCCGACCAAGAAGGCATAGACGAACTAATTGCTGCTGAACAATTTGGCTTAATGCTACGGCAGGCTGACTTAGTTGTATGTCATAACTTTGCTTTTGATTGGAACTACGTTTATCAGATGATGGAACGAAACCTTGATAACCTAACTGATGAAGCTAGGTCTGCATTTTACTTGGATCTGCCAAACCATTGTACCATGAAAGATAAGGCTGTGGTAAAAATGTGTGGCTTGAAAAACAAGGCTGGTCGTGCAAAATGGCCCAAGCTAACCGAGCTGCATGAGCACTTATTTGGTGAATGCTTCGATGGTGCTCATGATGCTTATGCAGATATCAGTGCAACTAAGCGATGCTTTTTTGAGTTGGTAAATAGAGGAATTGTGACGCCTAACATGGGGCAAATATAGGAGAATCGATTATTATGTCAGGAATAAATTGCTGTTGTTCATTACCATCAAGTGCATGTAAAACATGCCAAGCATTGCATCCAGAATTATATGCTGGAAGTTTTTTCCCATATTCTTTTACAACAAATGAATCACTTTATACAACAAAAAGAATAGTTATGGAAAGAAATATTATGATATCTTACCTTAGAAACCCTTATGGTATTGATGAACTTGAATTACGTACAGCAAGATTACAAGCAACTACTGAACTTGAAAGACTTTATAAGATTGAAAAAGGTTTGAAAGATCTTGTAGCAAAAATAGAAAAACATAATAATGGAGCTTAATTATGCCTGAATTTACGTTTACAGATGCTTTTTATAATATGATTTTAGCAGGTGAGTTAGATATTATTTCTGGATCAGATAATAATCATTATATAAAAGATCTTCATTTTGCGATTGATAATAAAAAAAGTTTTTATGATGTAAATGTTTTTCAAGGAAATAAAATAATAGCTACAATGACAGTAAAAAATTCTGAGTATAGTACTCTTCATTTATCTGGTATTGCTTTAGGACTTAGTATCAATTATGAATTTAAATCAAAACTTGATAAAACTATAGAGACAAAGAAAAATTGGTTTTCTAAGCTATTAGAAATTATCAGAAAAGAAGAATAAAATATTTTAATGGAGCTTAACTATGCAAATTGATCCTTGTCCATCAGAAGAAGATTACGAACCTATTCCTTCATTACGTGCAATCGAATGGTCAAAATTTAGTAAAAGAGTGTACAATCATATTGAATCTTACACAGTTCCACAATACGGAGATAAAGGTCATGATCAATGCTCTGAATTTAGCGAGGCTGACTTTATCACCCAGATGAAAAAATATCTAAATCGTTATGGAAAAAACTCTAGGGAAGGCCAACAGATGCTTGATCTGTTAAAGATTGCACACTATGCAGGAATGCTTTATGCAAAGTTGAGTGAGAAAGAACAAGAACTTGCTAAGATAGTTAAGCATGAAAACTAATAAGGATAAATTAATGAAAGCAACTATTGTTGTAGGAGGGCAATATGGATCTGAAGGCAAGGGTAAAACAGCCTTATACTTTGCTAAGAAACAAAATGCAGATGTAGTTGTTAGATCTGGAGGAATAAACTCTGGACATACAGTTGAAGGATTAGTTTTTAATAACTTTCCTGGAGCTTCTTTATCTGGAGCCGTTTCAATAATTTCTGCTGGAAGCTTTATTGATCCAATTAAAGTTTTGCAAGAAATTAAAAACATTCCAGGCAAAGTATTTATAGATCCAAAAGCTGTATGTATTGATAGAACAGATATAACATTTGAACTTAATAATTTTAAATCAATTTCTTCAACTTGTTCTGGTACTGGAGCAGCATTGATAAATAAATTGTTAAGAAGTAATAGAATTATATTTGCAAAAGACCTTAAAGAGCTTAAACCTTACATAGCAGATACAATAGATATCATGCATTCTGCTAAAAGATTAATAATTGAAGGAACTCAAGGATTTGGATTATCCCTTCATCATTCTCCACATTATCCATATGTAACATCTCGTGATACAACAGCTGCATCGTATCTTTCAGAAATTGGAATAAGTCCATTAACAGTAGATACAATTGTTTTAGTCTGCAGAACAAAAGCTATAAGAGTTGCTGGAAAATCTGGACCATTAGAAGAAGAAACTTCTTGGCAGGAATTAAATAAACCAGAAGAATACACTACAGTAACAAAACGAGTTAGAAGAGTAGGAGGGTTTCAATATGAACTTGTCAATAGTGCAATAAAGATTAATCAACCAACGCATCTTGTTTTAAATCATTGTGATTATATTTCATCAAAAGAGTTAAATACATTAAATGATCAATACAATTTTAATCTTTTTGGCTTTGGTTCATCAATAAAAGAGTTTGTTAAAACACCTTATGAAAAAACTAACTGAACTAGATTTACAAAATGCTCTAGACGAATGCGAATTATTGCAATTCAAATCTCATGGAGACTGGCTGGCTGGAATGATCAAAAGATTGAATGCTGCACTTGGACATATAACAGAGAAGAAAATTGTTAAAGCTTTTCCTAAGGCTGCAAAACAAACTGTAATTAAAACTGGTAATTCTGTTGAGCCAGAAGTTCCATGCAAAACTTGAAGTGATTAACTACACCTGGAGGGTGTAATAAAAATGCCTAACTTCAAAAATAACGTGTTGCAAAAACTCCAAGCCTTCTTACTTGATCGTGAAAACGAACCAACTAGAGATGCAGCCAACGTAATAATTCCTAATGGAGTTACAGCTGCCGCCACCATACAGGCAATTAAAGATTGTATTAAAATCGTTGAAGGAACTAATAATGAAATCACATCTGAAAACACTTGATCAAGCAAATATTAATGCTCCGTTGCTTCGAGAATTTCTTCATAAAAACTTAACAGAGGCTAGTATAATTTCAATTAAGGAAAAGATTAAAGTTCTCAATTATCAGATACAAGTTTTATCTAAAATAAAAGCACAGTTAATGAATAGACCAAAGAGAGAAGAAATAGCAAAAGATTTTATAATTGATCCCAGAGAGGATTTGTATAATGATTTAATAACAGCTTTAGCTCATGAAGATGGAGAATGATATTATGAACTACTGTGAAACATGCAAACACTGGAAGTTTCCACATAGAGAATATGCTTTAGACGATGCTATAATCGGAGGGGAATGCACACACGAAAAACTCTGTGAGGATTGGGGGAGTAATAGTTACAAAGTGGATGCTTTGGTATATTCTTATTCTGAAGGTGGTGATTTCTGGACTGGTCCAAAATTTGGCTGTGTACATCATGAGGAGAAAATATGAAAATCATCAAACCATCAGTAGAATTCTTTGGAGCAGTACCTACAGAATATAATGCTGCCCTTAAGTTCATTGAGATGGCAGGAAGAACTTGCTATAAGTCAGAAGACAAGATTACTGAAGATAGTGCAGAAGGGTTTGTCAAGAAGCTGATCAAGGCTGGGCATCTGGCTATGGTTGAGCATTCGAATTTTGTGGTACGAGCTAATAACAATTTCACTCCTGCATATATTGCATTAATGACAGAACAGTTAGGAAAATATATTAATGTTAAAGTATGGAAAAATTATATCTATGTAGGCGGTAGTTTAACAGCATGGGCGCAAGTAACTATGGAAATTAGATACGCTGCAGTGCTTATGCCCTTTGTAGAATTATATGGAGCATTGTTTGATCAAAGCATGCTGGCGTTGCAGTCATCTTGGGAAATTTGCCCTCATGACGAAATCCCCAAGGAACTCCACAGGTACAGCGCCAAGTTCATTTGTGATCGTGGAGTCAGTCATGAATTGGTTCGGCACAGACCATGCAGCTTTGCTCAGGAATCAACCAGGTATGTGAACTACGGCGGCAAGAACATGGAGTTTATTGAGCCAAATGGATTTGAAGCTTGGGATTGGTTTGCTCAAAGTATGTTTTGGCAATTATGCGAGAATGCAGAAGATACTTATAGACAACTTCTTGAAGAAAACCTCAAACCTCAACAAGCCCGGGCCGTCCTGCCCAATGCTCTGAAGACCGAGATCGTGGTCACAGCAGATGCTGCTGAATGGGCGCATATCAGGAAGCTACGAACATCAAAATCTGCTCATCCAGATATGCAACGAGTAATGAATATGATGCCTTGGGAGGAATTCTTATGAACATTCTAACTGTTCTTCAATATCTTGCATTCAGCGGAGTTTTCTTAGGCTTCATAGTACTTGTTGCAATAGTCTGTGCAGCGGTATTGATAATTGATATAAAGGAAGAGGTGGAGAAATGAAAATCTATCGTTCATATGGACAACATACTAAATACGGCTTATTCGGAGTAACTGGAATTGATTTTTGTTGTGGTGCAATGGCAGAAGATATCTTATTCGGAAGAATAAAAACAAGACCATGGACAGATCATCCATTATACTTTGATGTAAAGGATTATCAACTATCTCATTGTGGCCATTGCGGAGCAAAGATTGAAGGGGAAGTTTATAGGGAGTCTGATAAAATTTGAAACAAAAATGCCAGAACCTACGCTGATTTGTAAGTTCTGGCATCTTTATTACTGCACCATCTTTGCTACTTCAAAATACTTTTTCAATATCATCTCTCGTTGCTGCTTCAACTGTCCTAGCCTTTCCCTCACGTTTGTTGTCTGATCAAGTTTCTCCAACTTATTAACTACGGCTTGATTCCTGGTTAGCGAGTTTTGAAAGTTTTCATGCAACTTCATTTGTTTGAACTTATCAAGGTTGGAGTTCAAAAAGATTCGTTTGTCATCTGCATTTTCAATTTGCCTCTTGAATAAGGCTACATCCTTTCCAATCTTTCCAAATTCTTGTTCATCACTAGATTTCTTGTAATCTTCTCCACGGCCATAATTCCAATAATAAAGCTTCCCAGCAATTGGAATGGATTCAACAATTCTTACATGGTCAAAATTAATTGTATCTCCAGCTATGTAATCTCCATAAGCTTGATTAAGGTCTTTACTGATTGAATTAACAAACCTGAATGGCGGCAATATCTGCCCTGCCAGTCCAGATCCTAAACCTTCTCTAGTCGTTTGCATCCTCACATATTTTGATGCTCCGCCCATTGTGAGAAAGTTTTCAATTACATGATCTTCAAACTTTACATCTTTTCCAAGCAGCAAGTCTTTCAATTCATCCGCTCCAGCATTCGCAAGTGTAAGTAAACTCACCAGCTTAATCATATTACCAATTCCTTCAATAACCTGATCCCGTTCGCCAGTCTTGATTTTGTGCCAGGCTTCATTTCTGAAAACATCAAACTGCTTAAGTGTGTATGTCTTGAGCATATAAAAAACCCTGCCGTTTCCACTCTTAAGGTATTGTTCTGACATTTCAGAAAGCGCTACAGGTTGGAAATCCAACAAGCGATGATACAACAACATCTTCACGTTGTCTGATGGATTGTTTGCAAGCAAATCATTTATTACATTCTCAGATTGTGTTCCAAAAATCGGCTTGATTTGTTTCAACAATTCTTGTCTTCCAGCCTCTGTGCTAGCCATAACCTTGTAGTTGCTAAACGCATTGTTGATTAATGTCTCTTTACCTATTGAATCTATTCGTTCAAGTCCAACTTTTTTGAATACCCAACTAACTGCATTCCCCAACGTTGTTCCGTCTGCAAATTCCTGGGCGATCCGTTCAATGCCTAAGTCTTCCTTAGTTATTTCAGACTTCTTAGTTATGGCTTTGCCAATGTTCTTAACTGTATCAGCCAGGCCACGTGGTGTCCATACCTTACCTACATACATTGCCCAAGCAAGATCTCCAATCTGAGTCAGTGCAGATATGGGCGAACCCATAACATCTATGTATGACATATTTTTGTAGGCATTAACTATTCCTGTAGCTCCATGTTCGTGAAATCTTGCATCAAGAATATCTC